ATATTGCGTTGTAGTGCTGAATACTTTTAACCCCAACAAATTATAGTCGGTTATTCTGTTGATGTAGGACACAGAAATATTTTGCAGCACACTTGCTACCATTGCGGCAGTAACTAAATTGTTCCCGTTTGGAAAAATATTTCCTGAAATATTCGCCTGTGTATTCGCTGTATTTAATACTGTTGCCATAGTTTTTAATTGAAAAAATCGTTTGAAAAATCATTGTTGAAATCGCCCAACAAAATACCTGCTGGCGCATAGCCTGTTGAATAAACTATGTTGTTGGCTGAATTATATTGGTTGCGCACTTGCCGTTGAACTAATGTTGTATCGAATGAATAAATTTGTCCACTAAATTGCATATCAACTTCGGCAATAGAATTATCGGAAATAAATTTATTCAGCAAATCCAATGTGCCGTAAGTCGAAAGCACCAAATCATAAATGTTTTGCCCTGCTAATGCTTTTACTTTACCAATATTTGATGCTGGTTGAACGATGGTATAATTTATTTGCACTGGCTTTTTAACCACCAAACTATCATCATAGCTAACTTGTTGCCCTGCATAATTGCTTAAATCTTGATAGCTATTTGTGATGAAAGAATTGCGTTGCAACAAATCATACATCGCATCTTGTGTATTGTAGATTAGATTGCAAAGCCCCTGCACATCAATATTTGGCGGTATGTTGAATAATTTTATCAATTTCTAAAAGCATTTGGCACTATGATTAATTGACCCGAAGCATCAAATGTAATGGTCGGCTTGCTTGTGGTATATCCATCGGCTTGTAATTGCAAAATAATTTGTTGTGAAAGCAATGTTGTTTGTCCGCTGCTATTCAAATAATTATTTGCACCAACTCCCATACTTGGATATTGTTTCCATTCACCTGCCGATGATGAAATTATATCGGCTTGGTGTTGATTATCACTTGCGGCAATAACAAAATCGTTTACCAATGGCGAAACATATAAATCACCACTCAAAGAGTCTTGCTGTAAATCTAAAAAGTTTGTCATTCTGTTAATTCTAATTCAGTACCAGTCAAAGCGAAGTAAAGGTTTTGGAGTTGGTGGATGTATTTAAAATTAACATCTATTGCGTTATGCCCTAAATACAAGTTCCAAAACCCTTCTCTCATTCCATTTTTTGTGATTGTTGCGTTTGTAATTACTTTTAAATCTTGTGTTGTCCCATTTTCAAACCCAAACTTCACCAACCATTCTTCGGTGAGTGGGATTGGGGTTGTATCTGGGTGCAATCCATCTTCATATAGAACTGAGATTAATAAAGGGTCGGTTTTGCAAATTTTGCCATCCCACATTACTAAATTGTCAATCCTTAATTCGTTTGCTTGTATCATGTTGTTTAATTTTTGAGATGCAAAACTACTGTATTATTGCTTTATTTTCAATTTCAATTTGTTGCGTTGGAATTAATGGTGGTAAAGTTAAAGCTGGCGTTACTGTTAATGCCCACGTTCCAATAGTATTTAACTGTTGTTCAATTGCATTTAATTTCCCCACCAAACTAATCACTTTCACCATTCCGCCTAATCTTCCTTGATTAAATTGCACTTGCGGCGCAACAATATAAACTTCATCAATTTCAGAATAGCTAACAATCAAAGGTGCAACTCTCGTGCTCAATAAAACTGTTACCGTACTGCCAACTGCTGGTTGCAAAATTACACCATCATCAACAGTAGATTGAAACCTTACACCTTGAATTTGTGCAATGCTGGTATCATTCAACGGGGTACATGCACAAGTACGTGAAGCAATATCAACGCTATCAACGGTGCAATCTGCAATCGTTAGATTGTCTGCATTGTGAGTGCCTGCTAACTTGCGAATCGCAACGCCTAATTCTCGATTTATATTTTCGTATGTGTTAGTCATTTTTAATTTCTGAAACTAATTTTTCGTGCCAAAAATTTAATTCTTCTATTGTAATTGGCATAACTTTATTTTTTTACAAAGATAGTTTTAAATTCCTTTCTGCAAATCTGCTTTATCAAAAACTCCATCAATCCGTAAATCAATTTCTACTTTTTGCCGATAGCCAGCCATGCCATATGTCCGTGTAACTGATTTCACAAAGTACGTTCCATTTCTTTCGGGCAAAACATTATCTATGAATTGCACTTGGTCGCCATGATTTATAAATGGCAAACCAAATGTTGTAAATGTACCACGAAAGCCCTCGTAATAAAGTCTGTTTAATCGTGCCTTTGCAAAGTCTTTTAAACCTTGTAAAGTATTGCCATCGGCATAAAACAAAGTAACAACGTTGCCAAAACTACCCTCATCAATCCCTGCTTTTATGCCGCCTGTTAAATCTTTAAAATCAACTTCGCCATTGTTTTTTTTATACGCAAACACTTCTAACCTTGTGGCCTTGTTCTTCATTCGCCCGTCAAAAGTTTGTGTTGCTAATTCTACTTTGCTGATTGAATAAGCCTTTACGCCTACTTTCACATCATCAGCCCTTGTGTATTGCATTTCATCGCTGATAATTGTTTTCTGAAAATATAAAACGTGTGGAGGATTGTTGTTCGTATCAGGATAATAAACAAACGGCGAACAATGTAGTACATCACCACGAAAATAACTTTCCACGTGAAACGTTTTACGCAAATATTCCAATACTTCGGCAGGCGTTTGGTTTTCAATTCTGAAATTACCTAAACTCATGGTTGCGCCGCCTGTGGTGAAAGTAAAATTGGTGCCTTTCAAAATGTAGGAAATCACATCGCTAATATCAGCAGCAGCCCAACTCATTTTGTCTAAAAAGATTTGCTTCAACTGATACATATTATCTTCACAATCTAATTCAATAGGCATCTTGTTAAGCACTTTTACAATGTAGCCCGAAAAGATTATATCGGGCTCGGGCACTATTTCTTTGCCGTTGCGGTCAATGTAAATGTAACTTGCTTGAATTTCGATTTTATCACCACGTAACACAAAAGGTGCATCGTTATTTGACTGCCTGCCATTGATAAATTGTGGTGTGTCTTTTAGCGATAATTTGCGCTTCGTTCCGTCAGCAAAATTGATGAAAACATTTTTTGGGAACTTTATTTTTGCAGTGTCGGTTAAATTTTTCCAACTGCTTGAAACCTCGATATTATTGACAAACGAAAATTGAAACACACTATTCCTATTCGGCAAATCCGAAGTCGGTTGTTGTGTAATTTTTATTTGGCAAATTGGGCGTAGCATTTTATGTTAAACCAGAAGGGATTAATGTTTTTCTCATTTCTAAATATTCAATCAGCCTTTTATCGGTTGGGCTTATAATTTCACCACCACATTCATATTCGTCTGTTTTAGAGTTATGCCAAAGAATTTTATCAAATTGTGGACACCCTATTTGTTCCCAATCAAAGCATTTTTGCAAGTTATCAAAATCAGTTGTTGCCATGTTTAAAGTAATTTATTGAGGCAAAAATAACATTTTATTGGTTTTCAAAAATTAAATAGTTCACATCGCTTAAGCAATTCAATTCAAATACTTGTTGCGATTGACTACCCATGTCCTGCGGCAATGAATAGCTTTCGATAACAATGTTGAAAATATTGTTCGTTTCTAAATAATCACTTTGAACGGATAAAGCACATTTGGCATTACAAATTGCAATCAGCTTATTTACTTCGCCGATTGGATAAACGCCATTTGCGCCCTGAATTATACCTTTGATGTTAATGATACTATCGCCGTCAGAAATATATTCTTTAACCGTTCCATCCAAGCCCTGAATAGGTGTTTTTACAATGTTTCGGCTTTGATTTATGTTGAATAAAACAGTATCAACTTCGATGCTTGGATAGTTAATTACATTGCCGTAAATATCAGTATAGTTGCCCGAAGCAATTACTAAATTAGAGTAAACAGGTGTGCCCAGCGCACTTGTTTTTATCGGCTTGTCGGGTGTTGGTGTGTTCGGTAAATTTGCAGCAAATGCAATAGCCAATGTACCAAATGGGATTGGCGGCGGATTTGGAATTATGAAATTATCGTTTGCCATTGTTTAAGTATTTCCTATTGCATGAACTTGTGAATCACTAACTGCTGAAATCATTGCTTTCAAAATTTCTTCACGAACTTTTGCCGAACCTTCCTGCAAATTTGTTACGCCAACTGTGAAGGTATTTACCAAACTACCCATTGTGATATTGATAATGGTGGGTTTGGTTTCTTTTACCGAAGATGCGCCTGTGTCCAAATTTTCTGTTGGCGGCTCAATACCTAATCCGTTTTTTACCTTTTTTTTATCACCACCTTCACCGCCTGCGCTTTTAACAGTATAGCTTTTTCCATAAGCATCTCTTGCATTATTAATCGCATCTTTCACGTCTTTAAAAGGCTTTAGCATTGCTTCTCCAGCTTGCTTAAAATCTTCTTTTGCATCTTTAAAGTTGCCATGTATAGCATCCCAAGCAGCTTTTACTGTATACGCCAATGCCTCAAATGGTGCTATCATGTCATCCCAAATAGCCTTACCTAATCCTTTTATTATTTCCCACGTTGCCCATAGCACTTTTCTAAATCCCTCAAATTGTTGATAGGCTTGGTAAATTGCTGCCGCCGCCAATCCAATTGCAGTTATAATCATAAATATCGGGTTTGCTTCCATTGCAATATCTACTGCAACCCATGCGGCAGCCAATCCCTCTGTTGCTAATGTATTTACAATTATTGCTGCTGTACTTAATCCATTGTACCAAATTGCTAACTTTTGTTGAGTACTGTATATCAATAATGCGGTTGCAACTGCACCAATTGCAACTCCCAATGTTTTTAAAATATCGGAGTTATCTTTTATAAATCCAACGAAATTCTCAATACCATCAACTACCGCATTCATTGCTGGTTCTAATTCCTCTAATAAACTTTCGATAACACCACCAACTGCAATTTTGGTATCGTCAAATCGAATTGCCAAACGTGCCAATGGGTCTGCTGCTTCCCATGCCGCCGCCGCTGCACCTTTGTAGCTTTCGCTCATTAAATCTAAAATGTATTGCTGTGCTTTGGCTTGTTGATGTGTGGCAATTAAGTTATCAATAAACTTTTGTTGCGCTCCATCAATGCCACCGATAGCACCACGTAATAACCTTGCTGCGTGGGCTGGCTCATTTAATGCAATGCCTAATGTTTTCGCTGCTTCGGCTGCGGTGGTTTTTGTTTTGGCGGCAAAATTTAAAATGATTGGGATTGCTTCTTGTGCGATATAGCCATGCACATTTTTAAAAATAGCTAATTGCCCCTCCATCGCCGTTACATCGGTTTTGGTGAATAAAGTATTTTTTCGGGCTGCATCGCCTAAGGCATCTAACTCCTTTCGAGTGAAGCCGATATTTTCGCCGTTGGCTTCCAATGTAGCATCTAATTGAGCCGATGCAAACTTAAACTTTTCGAGTGATTCACGAGCACCATTAAAAAATTCTAAAGTTTTTTCTACTGCAAATAATTCAAAAAAAGCATTACGCAATTCGTGTACTACCGAATGCGAATGCTCAATTTCTTTATTCATTTCATGAGTTGAATGCTTAACGGCGTTCACCGTTCCGCTCATCTCATCTTTTAGTTTAACAATATATTCGACTGTATCACTCATGCTTTTAACTTACCAAGTTTTATTAAACAATATTTGACTTGACACCACCGCCGAATTAAATCGTCTTCCGATAAAGTTTCTGTATCAACATGGTGGTAAAATGCTACCCATGCTGCTATTTGTGTTAGTTCATAACTATCATCAGTTATGGCGTAGTATTCTAATTTTTTTTTACAGCCGCATTCATTTGATTCTGTAAAATCGAAATGAATTTAAAACAAGCTGTGCAAGCGGATAAATACATGGTATCATCGTTCAATATTCGTGGGTCTGAATCAGCAACCAACAACGAACTATCTAAAATAGTTCTGCC